CTTTTCGTTTTCAGTTTTAAGTCCTTCACCCCATCCCATCATTGCATCCAAATTAACAAAATCTGAATACATCATTTCAGGCAACTTAGTCCATCCTCTAAAGTATGACTTGTTGTTAGAACAATAATCAGAAGAATATACTTCATGAATCATTCCCCCATCAACACAGATGAGTCCATCTATGTTTGCAACATCACGATATGCAGCATTACAAGCATACACTTTACCAGTATGATAAAGTCCATTAACATCAACTTTATTTCTGGATTCTCCGTTACCTAAAACGAATACTCTAGTCATGTTCTTTATATTTCACCGTTACATTCTGATATGCATTATTCCATTCTTGGGGAGTTGCACTATTAATAGAATAAGCAAAGGGTTTGAATGGTTCATCTTTAGGTTCAAAATCCTCAGTTACATCTGGTTCAAATGAATCCCAACCTTTACTACTATACCCATCTTCGGGAACAAAGTCAAGAAGTTTTCCTTCTGGAATATGAAAACCAATCGCCCTTAGATAATTGGTAAACTCTTGACACATATCATCCAGACTTGCATCACTAGGAATAGTAAACTCAACCGTAACTGGCAGTTGGTCTGGATAAGTGTTTTCATATGTAAATTTGTGCATTACAATTTCTCCATTAGTGGGAAGATTTTAGCAATCTCCTTTGCACATGCTTGTGCTACTTGCATGTGTTCTTTCTGGGTTCCGTTCTCAGAACGTAACTCAATATAGTGAACCCATGAACGCAATGTTCCGTTCATATACAAACGTGTCTTTGTCAATCCTTCTGGTAAAACTGCACGAGCCTGTTCTTTTGCAATACCATTTGCAATTGCCCATTCATATACTTGTTTTGCCTGATTGATAATACCGTGTTGTTTACGTTGCCAATCAGTAATGATTTCAACAGTCTTTGGGTCTTGTTGAATAGATGGGTCATTCTCAATTTCGATAGAGTTCTGTCGATTTTTTGTGTCTTGTAAACGACACTCTCTAACTGTAAATTCATTACCCATTGCAGAGGGTTCTGCATATCGTTGACTAAACTCTTGGAAAGAGAAAGAACGATGACGCACAATTTGGTGTGCAATATCACGAGTTGTTTCGATTTCGATACAAGCACTGACCATTTCTAATGGACTCCAGTGTTTGTGTTTGACTAGATACTTGATAAGTTTCTCAGAAGTTTCATGGTTTGCTTGGTTAGCAGGATTTGATACACGAGCACAATATGCAATCAGTTCTTGGATATCTTCACCGACTACTAAAGAATCTTTATCAGTTTGACTGTAACTAATCAACCTTGCAGTTGTTAGCATTTGTTTTACTTCCTTATTTGTTTCCATCATCTTCTTTCTTTTTCAAACTCCAATTACCGTTTGGTAACTCTTCCCATAAAACAGTATCACCTACATCCCATCCAACTTGATTGATACAATCTGGGGGGAATTCAATATATAGTTCTTTTGTTTTGCCGTCTTGTTGAACTTCAACAATCCAACTATTTACACCTGTTTGTTTATATTTCATATTAACCTCAAGTAAGCAGTTTTAACACTTGCTTAGGTGATGTGTTTTAATGCCTACGAGGACGTGGGCGAAAGTTCGCACCCTTGTTCGCAAGTTCACTAATGCGTTTAGAGAGGTCTTGGTCACGTTTGACCAACTCTGCATTATCAAACTCTAGAGACTTAACACGAGCAATCAACTCTTCGTTTTTTGCACGATAAAAATCTCTTTCACGAACTAGGTCATTCTGGTCTACCGACTCCATCAGAATGTCTCCTTAATAAGTTTGAGAAGTTGCACCTTGCATTTCTCTTTGTCGTAACTAAGAAATGCACCGTATTTGACGACTAATCGTCTATTGTCAGGCCATACTAAATCATCTTTAAGTTCCTTATCAAATTGCTTAACATACCCAACTAATCCTTGCAGAATAACCATAGTCTCTAGGTTAATTCGTTTTGCGAGGTAGTTTCTTAATAATACAGGATGTTGTCCTTTTTTGCAAGAGAAAATTGAATTAAAATCTTCAACTTGTGAAAAAATTAAAGACATGTCTTGAATGAAGTTGTAGGTTAGAGACTGTTTTCTTTTTAACCAGTTGTTGTAATTGGTTTCATTAAACTCACCTAACCAACCTTTGGGGGTAGACACAAAGTTACTAATGAAGTAATCTTCTGTAGACTCACCATACTTCCTTGCAACACGAGCAAAGAAGTTTCGGTCTTTACGTTTGATAAAAGAAGACTTAGAGGCACTTGTCTTGCCACCATATCTTGTATAATCATAATCAGACGTAAAGTGTAACTTTAGTCCAAGATACATTTGATAAGCATCAAATGCTTCCATCATTCACCTCAAATTGGTAGGGTTGCTACTCTAGGCAAGAAATTTAACTCTCTTGCATCTGCTTCAATCTTTTCTTTTAGGGGTTTTGAGATAAGTGGAGCAATAGAATCAGGCTCCATTTCGTGACGTTCACAATACTCAAGAATTGCTTCCATATAGTTGACCCCGCCTTTGCCTTCCTTCACTATCTCTTCAATAATCACTGCAAATTTTTTCGGTGTCATCACTGCTAACTCTTCTAAGTCCATCATAATCCTTTCAATGTGTAAGGGGAGCAACCGGCACTCCCCTTACGGTTATTAAGCAGAGCACTCAAATAAACGAGTGTTGCATCCACTTTACTCTTTTGTAGTTACGAAAGAATAAAGTTTTTCTGCCTGTTCTTTTAGTTCTTCTGGAGTATACATTTTTGGAACATATTTTTTCCATGCGTCCAATGCTTGGTCAGCATTGTCTTTGTATAAATCCATTGCTTGGTGGGCAAGTGCCATGTTAGTGTCATATTGACGGTCTAACATTTCTTTTGCCATTGCAAGAACATCTGTTCTAATTTGATATGGGTTTGACATATTTTTCTCCTTTGTGTGTTATGTCTGTGTGTTGTGAACTAACCGTTGGTTCACACGAGTGTATTAAGGCACTACCCTTCAAATCTGTTTCTGAATAAGATATCCAGAATCTTTTGTTTCTTCCACTCTTCTAGTGCCTTCCTATAACACCATGTTTGGTATAAAGTCATAACACTTCTCCTAATTAAAGTTAAAGTGCGTTCCTTCGCATTGTGCTACTTCCGTCCTAAAAGGATGAACGAATGATAGGTTATTCTGTTGCCAAGGAACCTATCGAAACTCCGTTACCTAGTTAGACTAGGCGGCAAGTGCAAAAGTATTATCGTTTGCAGTTACAAGTTTTGGTCGATTACGAAACCATCCGACAGTTCTACTCGCATCTATCCTCAACAGTCGAACCTATTTCGCCCCCATCATAACTACTCTCAAGCAGTGATTCACTATCTCATCTAAGAGTAGTTATGGTGGAGGCGGTGGGTATCGCACCCACGTCCTGCCTAAGTGTTGAATTGTATCAACAAACTGTATTTTATTTATACCACTTTGACCTTTTAAAGTCAAGAGTTAAATACTATCTTCTTGTATCACTGGGCCGAAATTTCTACCACTTGATACTATGCATCCAATTTCTTCATCACCAACATTTAGAGTGAATATTAAACTATATGCATAATTTTCTGGATTCACAAAAATAATCATGTCATGTCTTGCGAAATCCAATTGTCTAGACTCCAAATTAAGAAGTCTAGAAACTCCCATACCAGAAAGAACTGGAATCTCATTATGTTTTTCTCTTAATTCATTGCTCAACTCTTTAAAAGATTTACATGGAAAGTTTCCAGTTATAGATAACTCTGGTTCTTGAGCATTAACTGCTAGAGGCAAACCCAGCATCAGAATTAGTAATAGCACCAATCTGTTCATCATTTTCTCTTTCCCATTCAGAGACGAATTGCTCCACCGTCTCTACGAGAAGAGGAAGATATTCGTGTTTCTTTTTAACGAACTCTTGAACCTCACCATCTTCTGTTACACAAAGAATGACAATCTGTTCGATTGGAGTTCCAGTTCGTTCTTCAAACATTTCTGCATAAGCAGATGCCTGAATGTAGTAGTCTAGATTGTAATCGTCATTTCGTGATGAACGAGATGTTTTAAAGTCAATGATAGAGGGAACTCCATCATATTCTGCGATACAGTCTACACGACCTGCTACCTTATATTTATCACTCCACAATCCACATTCTTGTGCGTAGATGTTATTTACTTTTT